ACCGAAATTATTATTTCCACCACGACTTACAGAAGGTGGTATATTATTTGGTCCTTGTGTTGCCATTGGTGGTGGTGGTCCACGTCCTCCACCCACTTGAGGCTCAGGATTCATAATTCCATTCATAAAACCGGAAAATCCAGGATTACTTTGTCCCATACTATTCACAGCAGCTGATTGAAATTGACGCATCAAATCTGGATTCTGACGTAAAATATCATCCATTCCTGGCATAGATGATTTGAACATTGTGTTTGTCATATGAACCATCATTGCACTTCCACCAAGTTGAAATAATAGCTTCAATTCAGGTGCCATAGAAGCTTTACCTTTGTATTTCTCATATAAATCACCAAAAACATCGTCATAATCATTTAAATTCTCATTAATTTGTTCGCTCCAACCATCTATCTTAATATCAAATGGATCAAATCTGCCATTCAAAAACTCTATACCATTAATACAAGCCATCAACATATTTCCTTGGAACTTTACCGAATTTTGTTTCGCCTTCTCTTCCATAATCATTTCATATTCACCTTGCATCTCAAGAAGAGAGGACTCCATTGTGTATTTTTTCGTCAAATTCACACCCTTGCTCTCAAGAGCCTCTAACTTTCTTAAATACTTGAACTTCTCTCTTAACATCTCTTCCTTAGACATTTGTGGCTCCTTGTTAACAGGTTTATCAGGATTGAGTGGTACATTGTTGAACTTCTGAAATCCATCCCAAGTCTTACTATCTGAACCAGTTTGTGCTGTAGATTGACCTAAATTGGAAGAATTTGGAGAACTATTATCATCAAATCTTACAGATGGTTTTTCATCAAATGATGACTTACCAAATAAATCTGATTTTGATGAATATATATTTCTTGATTCTGATTCTGGATTGTCTACCAAATTATTCAACTCGTTTTCTAAATTATTCAGGTCATCAACATCAATATCACTAGATGGTTTAGATTCTTTCTTTTTATCATTCATTAAAAGCTCTAAACCTCCTCCAAAACTTGAAGAGTTAACATTTGTGTTTGACCAACTATCATCTAATTCATCAAGTGCAGATATTTCAATCATTTCGGGATCCATTCTTATGAATTAATAAGAACATATAATTTTAAGTAATACGAATTATAAATATATTATTTTAATTTTTACAATTTTTACAATTTTTACAATTTTTACAATTTTTACAATTTTTACAATTTTTCCAATTTTTCCAATTTTTCCAATTTTTCCAATTTTTCCAATTTTTCCAATTTTTCCAATTTTTCCAATTTTTCCAATTTTTCCTTTATAAACCATACTCCTTGTAAAAAAGAATCTGCTAAATCATCTTTCTTCAAATGTTTATTAAATGCATCTGTCCAATCGGGAATTTTAAATTCTGATTCTAAAAATTCCGAGCATTTTTTGATACCTAGTTTCTTTCTCTCTGTATAGGTCGCTTTAACATCCTTTTTCTCTTCCTTAAGTTTGTTTGCTGCACTAACAAACTCTATTTCAATATTATTGTTCCTCATAATGAAATATTGGGCAATCATTCCTTGGATCGTTTTCATACGATTTGCAATTGGGCTTATCTGGTTTTCTATTGCCACAATATTGATACTAGATAATTGCTCTTCTAGAATTTGGTCTAGTTTAAATTGAATATTTTTACCAATTGTAACTAAATCTAGTTTGGATGCATTTGTTTTACCTATCTCTTCAAAGCAGCTTTTTTTAACATATTCATTGATCAAGAATACTAGATCTTGTTTCTTAATTGGCTTTTCATATTTGATATTGTATTTATCTGCCATATCATATAAGTTTTGTATTTTTTGCTTGTTAATAAATGATGGTTTTAAATCGGATGTTAAAATCTTGTATTCTTGTTTCTTGGAATGTTTTAAGCAAAAACATTTCCCGTCTTTTGTGAATTTGGCTGGTTTATTGCAGATCTTAAATTTATCTGTTACAAAACATTTCGCCACATCATCTTTTTGTGTTAAATCCACAACATCCCATTTCAAAATAGACCAATCATTTGTAGCGGATTTACATAAAAGACAAAATGCTAGATTTTTAATGCCAACATCTATGCTTAAGATCTTCATCTATTATTAGAAATGATTATTTTATGTTTTATTTGTTTATCTTTATCTTTATCTTTATCTTTATCTTTATCTTTTATTTGTATTATGATTTTTTCTTATCCATAAGCAAATAAATACCTATAAATGTCATAAAAATCCCGACAATTTGCTTCCAAGTATATGATTCCTTGTAAAAGAAAATTCCTACTAATAATATACCAACTAATGGTCCACCACGAACCATCACAGTGTTCATAAATGGACTATTTTTGCTTTCATTTTCATAAAATTTGAGAGAACTATATATCCAAAAAAGAGACATTATTGTCATTACAACAATATCTCTTAATTTTACACTTTGAAAATTCTTAAAAGTTTCAACCACATCTGTTTTTTTATAAAAATAACTAAATACAAGAATGGTTATAAGAACTCCAGTATAAATAAACGTCTCTAAATAAAGATAATCATTTGAATTTAATGTATTGCCTACAAGATATTTTCTGAAATAAGGATCTATTGTTTTTAATATAATAGAGCCATATAAGTGATACATATATATATTAAGTGTGTGAAATATGTTACTAAGATTTTTTTACCTTTTACTTTTTTGGTTTCTGTATAATTAAAAATAAACCAAAAATAGCCAAAATTACACCAACTATTTGCACCCAACTGTATAGTTCTCCAAAAATAAATACTCCTACCAATATCATTGAAATAATTGAAAATGAACGCAATAATATTGAGTTAATTAGAGGTGTATTATGTTTTTTATCCAATTCATAAATGAATAATGAAGACATCACAGTTAATAATGCAATAATAGTTATAAAAATCACCTGTATATATGTCATTTTTTTGTAATTATTAATAATTTCTTTCATTGTTTTGTCTTGTTCACCAGTCAAAATTTTTACGACAAATATTATCAAAACAATAACAAAAATGATTGTTGAATTCAGTAATAGGAATTCATCGCTGTTCAATGTTCCCAATATATGTTTTCTAAAATAGGGAACAATTGATTTCAAAAACGTAGTACCAATTACAAAATTTAACATATCTTATATATTATGATATAAGATATGCAACTAAAATTGAATGATTATACCAGTCAATTAATTTGTAAATTAATTGTATTGGGTTGATATAGAAATGCTAGGAGCAATCAAACGAGCATTTAATTGCTCCTTTGTTAAATATAGTTTTTTAAGATCACTATTATTATATCCAAAACCAGGCATAGAAGTATCATATGTAGAAGTAAACTGATAAGGGACATTAGAAGAAGGTGTCTTATTTGTTTGACTATGACAAGGTAAGCCTAAATCATAACAAGCTTCCATTGTGTTGTATTTCATCGCTTGAAGTGCATTATTCGTCAAATATTGACGATAATCCCAATTTGTTTTTATATTTTCTTTTTTTTGAATGCGTTGATTTATAACTGCTTCAGGTTGCCATGATGAATAAGTCCTTCCATCTGCCATAATTGGTGGAAAATCAAAATGAATATTATTTGATCCAGAAAAACAAGTGCCCCAGTTAGCCATTATATATATGAGTTTAGAGAAAAAGATATTTTATCTTTAACCCTTATTTATTACTCAAGAAGTTTTAATAATTCAGGCTTCTTGAGTTTTGTTGAATCTTCAACCAACCCCTTTTTGGATACAATACTTCTTAATTTGTTTAGTGATAGCTTTTTGTAATCAACTACATCTAAATTAACAATAATTTCTTTGTCATTTGAATTTGTTAAAGAAATATTCAATGCATTAAGGTCTACATTGCTATCAACTTCTACCAAATTGATAGATTCGCTAAATTCAGAATTTGAATCGGAATTATCACTTTCTTCATCATTTTCATCATTTTCATCATTTTCATCATTTTCATCAATATTGTATTCATCTTCAACATTGATTGTAAATTCTACTTCATCATTAGGAGAAGTATTTGAAATATTAATTAATTTTATATCTTGCATATT